CACGAATGATTACGAAATGTCGATTGATGATTTATTGAAGTTTGAATCAGAAGTATTAATCCCAGCAGTATTGAGTACAAGAGTAGAGACGCCACATGGAAATCCAGGTAAACATTGTAGATATTGTTCCGGTAGAGAAACGTGTGCAGTTAGAGCAAATGCCATGATGGAAACATTCAATAATTCCAACAAACCTATCACTCAACTTACGGATAGTGATATTGAAGCGTTACTACCAAAACTCGATGAGATGATCCAGTTCGCTGAAGACATCAAATCTTATGCATTAAAGAAAGCGAAACGTGGATACAAATGGCCTGATTATAAATTGGTTCACGCTCGAGTATCAAGGAAGATTACGGATGAACCTGGATTGATTAAGGCATGTGAAGAGCTTGGAATTGATCCATACACAGCACAAAAAGTCGCAGGCATTACTGAACTGACCAAACGAATCGGTAAAGACAAAGTTACGAGCATTATTGGACCATATATCACAATGCAAACAGGTTCAATGATTCTAGTACCAAAAACAGATCCTCGCGAAGAGGTAACAACAATTGAAAAAGGAGAAAAATAAAATGTTGAATATTATCGAAGGAAAAGAACAACGTCCAAAGAAAATAGTTATCTATGGACCAGAAGGAATCGGAAAGTCTACATTTGCTAGTCAATTCCCAGATCCATTATTCATTGATACAGAGGGCGGTACAAGCAATTTAGATGTAAGAAGAATCAAATGTAACAAATCATGGAATGAACTGATTGCAATTGTAAAAGAGATCCATGCGAATCCACATATTTGTAAGACAGTCGTACTTGATACAGCTGACTGGTCTGAAACGTTATGTACCAATGCTGTATGTGAAAAGTATCGTAAAAACAATATAGAGGATTTTGGATATGGGAAAGGTTACGTTTACTTAGTTGATGAGTATGCAAGACTGCTATCACTGCTTGACCAGTTAATTGAAGTAGGTATCAATGTCGTGATTACTGCACACGCTAAACCACGTAAATTTGAACTACCGGAAGAACAAGGATCATTCGATCGATACGAGATGAAACTTTCAAGACAAGTTGCACCGCTTATTAAGGAATGGAGTGACGCATTATTCTTTGTCAATTACAAGATCTATGTCGTTACAACCGATACCAATAAGAAAAAAGCACAAGGTGGAAAACGTGTTCTATATACCACGCACAATCCAACTTACGATGCAAAGAACAGGTTCGATTTACCAGAAGAACTAGAACTTGATTTCAAAGCAATCGCACACCTATTTGAAACCTATGATGTGCCAGCTGAACAAGTGATGGACTACGACTCAAAAGATGTAACAACCTTAGCATTTGTAGAACAGCTTAAAAAGAAACTAGAAGAAGACAATATTACAGAAGAACAGTTACAAAAAGTAGTAGCCGCAAAAGGTCACTATGAATTAGAAACTCCAATCAGTGATTATTCAGACGATTTCATTGCACGTTGGATTATATCGAATTGGAAGAAGATTGTAGAAACTATTAAAAATGAAAAAGGAGAACAATAATCATGGAAGAAAATAAAAACATGTTGATGGATTGGAATGATTCCATCGAAGAAGACGGACAGGAGTTAGTCATATTACCAGAAGGTGATTACAACTTTACAGTTACTCATTTTGAGCGAGGTAGATTTCCTGGTGGAGCAAAGATTCCTGCATGTAACAAAGCAACAATCACCGTTCAAGTCGAATCAGAAGAAGGACGTGCCGTAGTGAAGTTTGATCTGTTGTTATATCGCACAATTGAATGGCGTATTTCATCATTCTTTAGATGTATCGGACAGAAAAAACATGGTGAGAAATTAACGATGGATTGGAATAAAGTTGTTGGTTCCAAAGGTCGTGCACATTTCAAACCTCGTAAGTACATCAATTCATATGGTGATGAAAAAACAACAAATGACATCGATCGATTTATCGACTACAACGAAGAGTTCTTCATTCCTGACGATCTTCCTTTCTAGGAGAAAACGGTTATGGAACTAAGACCTTATCAGAATGAAGCAGTTGAGGCAATTAGAAATGAATGGATTCAGGGACATCAAAAAACGTTATTAGTACTTCCTACTGGTACAGGGAAAACAATCGTATTCTCAAAAGTAGTGGAAGAAGAAACGAAAGATGGAAGTAAAGCACTTATCCTTGCTCATCGTGGAGAATTGCTCGATCAAGCTTCAGAGAAATTATTAGAAACCAGTGGATTGGATTCGGCTTTAGAAAAAGCTGAGTCCTCTGCCATTGGCTCATCAGAACAAGTAACAGTAGCATCCGTTCAAACGTTATCACAGCATAAAAGACTTACTAGTTTCGCTAAGGATTACTTCAAGACAATCGTAGTTGATGAAGCACACCATTCGATGAGTAATACCTACCAACGAATACTTACACATTTTGAAGGTGCAAATGTACTAGGAGTGACTGCTACACCAGACCGTTCTGATCAAAAGAATCTAGGAAAATACTTTGACTCAAAAGCCTATGAATATTCTCTACATCAAGCAATTAAAGAAGGATACCTAGCACCAGTAAGAGCACAGATGATTCCGCTTGAGTTAGATATCCATAGTGTTGGTGTATCCAATGGAGACTATGCTGTGGGAGAAGTTGGCTCAGCATTAGAACCTTATCTTAATCAAATCGCACTTGAAATGCTCAATTACTGTAAAGGTAGAAAGACAGTTGTTTTCTTACCATTAGTTAAGACTTCTCAGAAGTTTTGCGAACTACTTAACTTACATGGAATAAGAGCAGCTGAAGTGAATGGGAATAGTCCAGACAGAGATGAAATCTTAGCTGACTTTGAATCTGGAGAATATGATGTGTTATGTAATTCAATGCTTTTGACAGAAGGTTGGGATTGTCCTTCGGTGGATACCATTGTTGTATTAAGACCAACTAAAGTTAGAAGTTTATATCAACAAATGGTCGGACGTGGTATGAGATTACATCCTGGAAAGAAAGAATTGTTGTTACTTGATTTCTTATGGATGACAGAACGCCATGATTTATGTAGACCTTCAGCACTTGTTTCAAAAGATGAAGAATTAGCGAAACGAATCGATCAAAAAATGATAGATCAAGAAAGTGGTATAGATTTACTGGAAGCTGAAGTAGAAGCAGAACGTGATGCCATTCAAGAACGTGAAGATGCATTAGCACGAGAACTTGCAGCCATGCGTAAAAGAAAATCAAAACTTGTGGATCCAATCCAATATGCCTTCTCAATTGCAGCTGAAGACTTGGCTAGCTATGAACCTACCTTTGTATGGGAAATGGGACCTGCGACTGAAAGACAACTTAACTACTTAGAAAAACATGGAATATACCCTGATGCAGTTACAAGTTGTGGTATGGCAAGTATGCTTATTGAAAAGCTGAAAAATAGACAAATCGAAGGTTTAGCAACACCGAAACAAATACGCTTCTTAGAACGATACGGATTCTTACATGTCGGTATGTGGGCATTTGAAGCAGCAAGTAAAATGATAACTCGAATTGCAGATAATCATTGGATGTTACCAAGAACTGTCAATGCTGCAACATATAGACCGTAGGAGGACGTAAATGGACAGTATATTAGAAGCTTTAAAACAAATAGACGCATCAAATACAACATATGAAGAATGGATTCAAATAGGTATGGCTCTCAAAGCCGAAGGATATGACTGTTCAGTATGGGATGACTGGAGCAAGAATGATAGCCGTTATAAAGACGGTGAATGCGATAGGAAATGGGGAACTTTCAAAGGTTCCTCTCTTCCCATATCAGGTGGAACAATTATCAAGATGGCAAAAGATACAGGATGGGAACCATTCGGAGGAGTAATGGATTGGGACGACACGATTGAATACGATGGTGATGGACTGATTTACGACCCAACAACAGACCTCAAACCTTCTGAACAACTTATCAAATATCTTGAAACATTATTCAAAGATGATGAGAAAGTTGCCTATGTTACTAGTGATGTATGGCAGGACAAGGAAGGTATCTGGAAGCCAGGTAAAGGGTACTACGATCGAACTGCGAAAGAACTGATCGATGAACTCAAAAAGTATCCTGATGACATTGGTGCAGTAATTGGTGATTGGAAAGATGAATGTGGTGCTTGGATAAGGTTTAATCCGGTTAATGGAACAGGTGTTAAGAATGAAAACATCATTAGATTTACCTATGCATTAATTGAATCAGATGACATGCCTATACCGGACCAAGATGCATTATACAGAAGACTCGAGTTACCGATTGCTTGTTTGGTTCATAGTGGTTCAAAGAGCTTACATGCAATCGTTAAAGTGGATGCACCTAATTATCAAGAATATCGAAAAAGAGTGGAGTACTTGTATGGCTTCTTAGCTAAACATGACTTCAAAGTAGACACTGCGAATCGGAATCCATCTAGGCTTTCAAGACTACCAGGAGTTACTAGAAACGGTGTAATTCAAACATTAGTAGATACAAATATAGGTAGACGCAACTGGAACGAATGGATGGATTTTGCTGAAGGTGTTAATGATGAAATGCCTAGTCTAAGATACTTAGATGAAGCACTTGCAAATCAACCTAAGTTACCTGATGAACTTATAGAAGGAGTCGTACGTGTTGGACATAAAATGCTTATATCTGGTTCATCTAAAGCAGGGAAGAGTTTTTTATTGATGGAACTCGCAATCGCTCTTGCTGAAGGAATCAAATGGCTTGGATTTCAATGTAAAAAATCAAAGGTATTGTATGTGAATTTGGAAATTGATGAACCAAGTGCAATTAATCGATTCGCAGTAATATATAAGGCTATGAAGATAAAACCAAAGTACAGTCATGATGTTGTTATCTGGAACCTTAGAGGTCGTGCAATGCCACTTGATAAGCTAGTTCCGAAACTGATCAGAAAAGTAGCAAATCAAGACTTCGATGCCATTATTATTGATCCAATTTATAAGGTAATTACTGGAGATGAAAACAATGCTTCAGAAATGGGTAAGTTTAGTAACCAGTTTGACAAGATATGCAATGAAACAGGATGTACAGCAATATATAGTCATCATCATTCAAAAGGCTCACAAGGATTCAAAAGAGCAATGGATAGGGCTTCAGGTTCGGGTGTTTTTGCACGAGATCCAGATGCGCAGCTCGATATGATTCAACTTGAAACGACAGAAGAATTCATGGCACAAAACGCTGATGTAATGACTTCAACTGCATGGCGTTTGGAGAGTAGTTTACGTGAATTTCAGAACTTCAAGCCTGTGAACTTTTGGTTTGAGTATCCGATACATAGAATCGATGAAACTGGTGTCTTAGCTAAGAATTATGCAGATGGAGATCCAAAGGCAAACCTAGAAAAAAGTGGTAAACGGAATCAGACTCCAGAATCAAGAAAGGAAGAATTCGATACCGCATTTGAAATAAATAAGAATGATGACGGTACTTGTTTGGTATCAGTCCTAGCAGAATATTTAGAAGTTACTGATCGAACCATAAGAAAACGTGTAAAAGAATTTGAAGAAGATTATATCAATAATCATGGTGTAATTTCATCTAAAAAAAACGAAGTGGAACAAAGGGAAAATGACTAATTCCGCAATAAATTTAAGGAACATGGAATATAGGTTAAATTTCCCTATCTTCCTTCCGTGGAAAAAAAGTGGAATAAAGGGCTTATATATAGGTATGTTCCATTACCGCTGACGCATGGTTTGTAGGATAGGGGGATTTAGTGACCCCTATCCCAAACAAATGCATCAACGTCAGCACTCGCCTATCTTCATCTAAAAATTCTAAAAAATTCTGAAAAAGGAGGAAATCATGAAAATATTTCTACTACTAGATCCACCAACAATTACTGCACAACAAAACAAAGTAACACTGGTGAACAACAAGCCAGTTTTCTATAAACCTGAAAAATTAAAGAAAGCAAGACGAACGATTATCAAACATTTGAAACCATTTAAACCAAAGCAACCAATGCAAGGTCCAATCAGGCTTGATGTGATATGGAGATTCCCAAAAGGAAAGAGACATAAACATCAAGAATGGAGAGTCACTAGACCAGATACTGATAATTTGGAAAAGATGCTGAAAGATTGTATGACAGAAGTTGGATTTTGGAATGATGATTCACAAGTGGTAGTTGAACATGTGGAGAAGTTATGGTCTGATGATCCAACTGGCATATCAATCGAAATCAATGTGTTAAGTAAACTGAAGGAGGAACTATGAACGATGTGAAAGAATACCTAAGTCGATATCACAATACAAAAGTGAGAATTCAAAAACAACAAGCTTTAGTGGATGAATATATTCGTTTAGCTAATCAAGTTCCAGGAATTCAATTTGATAAAATTCGAGTAGATGGTGGAAAGAATCTAAAAGCTCCATTCGAAAAGTGGATACTAAAAGCACTTGACTATGAATTGGAAATAAAAGATATGGAAGCCAATCTACCAACCATTAAAGCAGATATCCTAAAAACAATAGAACAACTTAAGGATTCTGAAAAGGAACGTGTACTAATATTACGATATATTGATTGGCTAACGTGGAATCAAATAGCTGATGAAATGTATATTTCTAGATCAACAGTTAAAAGATGGCATTTAAATGCTCTAAGTTTATTGAAAATCTAGAGAAGTAATGTAAAATAAAGGTAACACATTATTTCAATAAAATAATACGATGTGAAAGGGGAAGATTTATATGCCAAAGTTTAAAGTGGTAATTAACTATCAAAATGGAGAAACTGATGAACTAGATGAGTTGTTTGACTCATATGAAGAAGCTGAGTATATGGCGTTAGACGCTATTAGTTGCTGGCATACAGGAGGAGAAGTGTTAGAGTTATCAAATCCAGGAGATTATCCATACGAGCCTGATGATGAGCCTGATTATGATATCTTTGAAGTAGATGAGTAAATTGAACCACTCTGAACCTCTTTGAACTGTTGTGAAACTGTCAAGGGTGTGTTATTGTTATAATGAGCAAAGGTGAAAACAAAATGGAATACTGGCTTAACAACCAGCCTAGAAACGATTAAGAATTCAGTAAAATGGGTTCTTTTTTGTTTTTGCAGAGATACTTGTAGTATTCCAACTGGTATATAATTACAATTTTTTGATACAGTTGGAGTGATTTTTTATGAAAGGAAAGATGCTTGACACGTATGAGCGTTGG